CGTGGCCGGCCGAAGCGTCGGGATCGGCGATTTTCGCCCACAAAAGGGCGGTCCCTTCGGAAAATTCTATGTTTCAAGATTTGATGTTCAGTAAGGCGTGGCGAGGCGTGGTTTGGTTGGGCCAGGCAAGGTATGGTTAGGCCGGGCGGGGCAAGGCAAGGTGAGGTAAGGCGAGGTAAGGCAGATTAAGGCGTGGCGAGCGGGCTTGGGCCGCTCGCCACCCATTAAAGTAATATGCCAGACAAAAAATTTCTAAGCAAAATTCACATCTTAAAAAAAGAAAAAGCCATTCAGGACGAAGACTATCGCGGTCTATTAATGTCTTTATTCAAGGTCAGTTCGTCAAGGGATCTTTCAAATTATCAGGCAGTCTTGTTCATGCGAAAATTAGATAGCATCGGGAGAGATCCATATACGCCATCAAAAGAACAGATTTGGAAGATTAGGAATTTATGGCATCTCCTCTACGTAGGCAATAACGAAACATTACATTTGAGGCAATTTTTATTTAATCATTTCAAGGTTTCGGATATCCGGTTTCTCGACAAAGACAAAGCGCATCAGGCAATCGAAGGGCTGAAGAAGATGCAATCCAGAAGGCAGTCGCCAGAGGGCAGTAAACAGTAAAAAAAATGGGAAAACCGTTTCGTTTGCAAGACATGAAGAGGAGGGCGGCGTTTGCGCTTTGCGAGTGCGGGGTGCGGTTTCAGAAGCGGTCGCCAAATCATAAGAAGTGCGAAGATTGCAGCGTCTGGATGCAGAGCAAGGCCTACAAATCCCGCAGAATGAGCAGGGCCGAGATCGCCAAGCTGAAGGCCGAGGGGGACGCCTCCGGCAATCCGAGGATCTGGACCCGAGAGCAGTATAGTCAGGAGGATCTGAGGCGGCTCATACCCAGTAATCAGTGATCAGCGATCGGTACGGGAGGTGATATGACGGCTATTCGGTGCCCGCGATGCAAAAGGCTTTTGTTTAAGGGGAAAGGCGTGGAGATCGAAATCAAATGCCCGAAGTGCGGACTTCTTTACAAGACTGCGGACTCAAAAAAAAATACTTGACATTGTCAACACAATTTAATATACTTGATTGCAATGATTAAAAAAAAGACTTTAAAATACAATTTCGGCTTACTGCGGAGGAGATCGCCATGCTCAAAGCCCAGGCCAAAGCCCTGGGGTTAGGCATTTCATCCTACTTGAGGATGTTGATTTATAAGGCTAAAGGATAGAGCGCTTCGAGCGCCGGCCGTCAGGCCATCCTGGAATTAAGAGGGCTTAAAGCCCCTGGGTTATTCGGACACGCTTCGAATAACTTCAGGGGCTTTTTTTATTAGCCTTGAACATGGCCCCGCAAAGCGGGGAATTCAGGAAGGCAGGCCTTAAACATGGTCTCGCACCGCTAAGCGGCCCCTTAGGGGAAACGGGGAAAAATGATCAAGATCAACTGCGAAAAAGGGGTGGTTTTTAAAATCATCGGATATGAGTTCTGCACGCTGGCGCGGATCGTTTACAGGGTCCTGCAAAAATACAATGTCACCCCCACAGTCACATCAGCCAATGACAGCAAACATGATAGTAATTCCTGGCACTACAAAGACCTGGCCTGGGACTGGCGGATCTGGGGCGTGGACGATCCCAAGACCGTGATCGATGAAGTGAAACAGGCAGCCGACGAGATCAGAAGAGAAGCCCAGGCCGTCGATTTTCGGTACGACGTGATCTATGGCGATAAGGATCATTTGGATCATATCCACACTGAATATGATCTTAATAAAAAGCAGACATGAGCGAACCCTGTCTTGAGGAGAAATTGATTTACATCTTTAAAAAAGCGGGAGACGGGATCTTCCCGGACGAACCGAAAGACGATGATGTTATTTCTTATGGCATGCTCAAAAAATATCTCTCTAAGGTTTTTGAGCTATTGGTGAAGACATTTAAGGAATGAAGTGCGATTATTCCATGCTCCTGTCCATGATCAATGCCGCCTGCAGGCTAAAAAAGGGTCACAGGGGATGGCATCGTTTTGAGAAAAAGGAAAAGGATTGCGTGATTAACATCAGATGGAAATCAAAAAGTCCGCCGTCGCTCCCGGAGCTACGGCGCGGCAAGGAGGTCTAACATGGACATTATGCAACTGATCGGTTTTTTGGCGCCGGTGATTGTCATCGGAATTACTCAATTCTTGAAGAAATGGATCGCCAGCCGGTGGGCGCCGCTTATTGTCTTTGTTCTCGGCGGGATCTCGACGCTGATCGGCGTGGGGCCATCTCCTGGAGGAGGCTTTGTTGATGCCACGATCAATGTCGCCTTTGTCTCCGGTGGAGCAGCATTGGCCTACGATCTATTTAAAAAACTCCGAACTAAAAACTCCGGACTCCGAACTTTGAAATCAATCATTGCCATATTTCTTATTGCAGGATTGATTTCAGCCGGCTGCGCTTCTTTTGAATCCAACACTTATAAAACTATGTTTACCCTTGGGACGGCTTACGATGCGGCCATGAAGTCGGCCCTGGCGCTCTATGCTCAGGAGAGGCTCAGCGCAGAGCAGGTCTCCAAAATCATAGAGTATGGGAACGCCTATTATGTCGCCTACCAAGAGGCGTGCGTCGCGTTCGAGGTCTACAAGGCCGTCAGCACGGAAGAGAGCAAGGCGAGGCTCGTGACCGCGCTCGCCGAGGTTTCAAAAAGACACGGCGATGTGATCATGTATATCGATCGATTGAAAAAGTAACCCCTCCATCCCTCCCCTCCCTAAAGGGCCGCTTAGCGGTAAATTAAGGGGAGGTTAGGTGGGGTTATGGGAGGCAACCATGAAAACCGCTGAGGCTATTGAGTTGGGAAAGATCATTGCGGCGCTGATCCTGCAATTCGGCGTGCCTGCGGCCATGCAGATTATCGAGGCATGGAAGGACAATGAGATCACACCCGAAGAGATCGCAGGGCTAAAGAGGCTGGTCCGCCCTCCGGAGGATTATTTTCCCTCCTTCTTCCCAACTAAGGTCGGGACTACGGCGAAGTAAATGGAATCTATGCTGCGCGAGTTATTTTTTGACGCCTGCTCTAACGCCATCAAGTGGGGGCCGGGCATGTTGATCGCCCTGGTCATGCTCTACGGGCTGTACCGGGTGATCCTGAAAGTTTTCGACAAGCCGACCCAGGCGCTAATGAATCAGGCGCAATCGATGGACCGGCTGACCACGTCGATCTCGGAGTACGTAAAAGCGGATCGATCGGAGCACCGCGAGATCATCATCCTGCAAAAGGTCATCCTTGAGAAGATCGAGAATTGGAGGAGGGACGTAGATGGCTGAGACGAAGAAAGAGCGCTACAGGCGGGTTCGCGGGGCGGTTCTCAAGCTCTTGGCCCATCAGCATCCCGGACCGCTTGATATTAAGGAGCTTCATTTTCTGCTGGATGACCTCGGATACACAATTCGGGAGGAAGAGCTGCGGAGCCATCTCTGTTATCTCAAAGAGGAGGGAGACCTGAAGATTGAAGAACACCAATCCGGAGGAGTTTTGGTTGAGATGGTGAAGGTCACCTCCAAGGGGCTGCGCATACTGGATGGTTTTGAAAAGGATTCAGGCGTGGATGTGAGGTTCTGATGGTTCGACAAGCTCACTATGATCGGTCCTCCGTTCGCCCTGAGCCTGTCGAAGGGCTGAGAGGCAAAAAAGAATACAGCATGGAGGTCATAGAGACAGCGGAGAATCTCTATGTTTATAAGCAGAAGACTTATGATGAGATCGCACGGATTACCGGCGTGCCGGTTGTGACGATTCAGCGATGGAGCGAAAAATATGAGTGGCGCAGCCAGAAATTGGCCCAGGTTAAAAGACGTGTGGATTATCGGAAGGCTCTATACGAGCTTCGAGATCAGCTTCTGGAATCTGCGCGCTCGACAACAAATCCGCAGGCGATTTATGGGCTGGGGCATCTCCAGAGGATCATCGAGAGCGAAGAGAAATTGAAGCCGATCGACGAGCTTCCGGCGGACCCGGGGAAGGCGACCGGGCTTTCGGCAGAGACGCTGGAAAAAATTAAAGAAGAGATTTATGGGATCACAAAAACTTCAAAAAACTGAAAGCTCACCCCCTCCCTCCCCTCCCCCCTCGAGGGGGAGGGTTAGGGTGGGGGGGCCTGCAATTCCGCTGACGCTCTATCAGAAAAAATGGGTCGAGGATCCTTCACGCTTCAAAATCGGGCGGATCTGCCGTCAGGGAGGAAAGACTTTCGAAGCGACCCTCGAGGCCGTCTTGGATTGCCATGAGCGAAAAACGCTCTGGGTCTGTCTCTCCCGAGGAGAGCGCCAATCAAAAGAATTGATTGCCCAAGCCAAAACCCATGCCAAGGCCATCGGCGTTGCGGTTAAAGAATTGGAATCCACTTTCAAGGGCGAAGAGGCCGAATATAAAATGCTTGAGATCCGGTTTCCGAACGGTTCACGCATCATCGGTCTTCCGGCCAATCCCGACACGGCGCGAGGATGGAGCGGGAATATTCTTCTCGATGAGTTCGCCCTCCATAAAGACAGCCGGGCCATCTGGCGGGCGCTCTTCCCGACAATCACCCGGGGATATAAGATCCGCATCGTCTCGACGCCTTTCGGAAAGAAAAACAAATTCTATGAACTTTGCACTGAAGATAACGCCTACTCCAAACACATAGTCCCCATTGCCAGAGCGATCGAAGAGGGTCTGGTCCTAAAAGACGAAAACGGCCATCCGACAACGGTCGAAGCTCTCAAAAAGGCATTTGGCGACGATGAAGGCTGGGCTCAGGAATATGATGTCGAATTCATCGATGAGGCCACAGCGTTCCTCACATATGAATTGATTGCCACGGTAGAGACTGATGAGGCAGAGATCTCTCCTCCCTGGGTCAACGATTTGGTCAAAGAGGCCGACGAGGCTCATAAGCATTATCTTCGGACCAAAGAGGAGCGGACCAGCATGTTTATATTTCCTGAATTTGATGGAGATCTTTATCTTGGTCTCGACATCGGCCGCAAGCGAGATCTCTCTGTCATCTGGCTCGATGAATTTAAAAACAATATTGCATGGACCCGAGCCGTTATCTCCCTGGCGAAAACTCCTTTCTTCATCCAGAAACGAATTCTATTTGCTCTCCTCAAGCATCCCAAAATGCGCAGGGCCTGCATCGATCAATCAGGTCTTGGAATGCAGCTCGCCGAGCAGGCTATCGAACATTTCGGCGGGCATAAGGTCGAGGGAGTCGATTTTACCTCGGCGAACAAAGAAGCATTGGCAACTGGACTCAAGAAAAACTTTGAGGACCTTCAGTCGAGGATCCCGATGAGCCAGGCGATCCGCAATTCGTTGCACAGTGTCAAAAAATATGAGACCTCGACCGGGCATTTCCGGTTCGATGCGGACCGCACCGAGGAGACCGGCCACGCCGACCACTTCTGGGCAAAAGCCCTGGCAACACAGGCGGAAAGCCGGCCCGCTGCGGTGATAGAATACAAATCCGCGGGCAAGCGCGTGGGCAAAGAGATGGGAGACTACATCCCGGGCGGCGAAGCGGTGAACTACTAATGGCACAGAAAAGATCATTGAAAATTATAAATTGTAAAATTAACAGTTAGCAATGGGGTCTTATGTCGCCGGTTCGAACGAAGAAAAAACCTGAGATTCAACAGATAGCGACGGCGCAAAACGACATCACGCTCAACTACATCGGGAAGGTTCTGCTCAACCCCGACAGCGTGCTCTCGTCCCAGGGCGGGTGGCAGGGGATCAAGATCTATGAAGATATGATCTTTGAGGCGCGTGTCGCGAGCGAATTCCAGAAACGCCGCCTCGCCATCATCGGCAAGGAGTGGGACATCGTCCCCGCCTCCGATGACGCACAGGACCAGAAGATCGCCGACTTCGTGAAAGATGTTTTTGAAAACTTCTCTCACGACAGGGGAAGGCAGTCTCTTCTCTCCGGCATCATCACCGGATTCAAGCCCGGCGAGATCATGTGGGAGTACTCCGAGGGCGACATCTGGGTCAAAGAGATCAAGGGCGTTTCCCCGCGTCGCTTCGCCTTCGATCTCGATGGCAAGCTCAGGCTTCTGACCTATCAGAATATGATCGAGGGCATCGAGCTTCCCGAGCGCAAATTCATGGTCTTCACGAATCCGAGTGACAACGGCTCTCCTTACGGAGACGGGTTAGGCCGCTCGCTGTACTGGCCCATCTGGTTCAAGAAAAACGGAGTAAAGTTCTGGGCTGTTTTTCTTGATAAATTCGGCCAGCCCACGCCCTGGGGCAAATACCCTCCGGGCACGACCGAAGCCGATCAGACGAAGCTTCTCGACAGCCTCAAGGCCATGCAGACCGACCAGGCCATCATCACGCCCGACAACATGGCCGTCGAGCTTCTCGAAGCGGCGAGAGCGTCATCGGTTGACTCCTACGACAAGTGGGAAAAATTTTGGAACGACGCCATCACCTTCATCCTCTTAGGCCAGAGCGCCACGACCGAGGGGACGCCCGGGAAGTTAGGCTCCGAAGAGGCGCGCAGTGACGTGAGAGACGACATCATCAAGGCCGACGCGGATCTGCTCTGCGAGTGCGAAAACAACACATTGATCCGCTGGCTCGTAGACTACAACTTTATGAACTATTCGCGTAATTCGCTGTCATTCGCGAAGCATTACCCCAAGATCTGGATCAAGACCGATCCTCCGGAGGATCTCGAAAAGCTCTCCCGGGTGCACCAGGTCATCCTCCCCTGGCTAAACGACGTGCCCAGGGGTTTCATCCACGATATCTACTCCATCCCCATAGCCGAGGGAGGAGAGGAAGTGTTGGAAATTAAGAAAGAGACGCCGGTGCCGTTCGGATTTTCAGAAAGCAGAAAGCAGAAAGCAGTACAGCAGGAAAAGATTTCTTTTGCGGAGTCGGAGGATATCTGGATTGAGGCGTATCTGAAAAGGATTTCTCCGTCTCTCAAAAAAGTCAAATCAGCGGCCGCAGAAGAGATCCGGACCTATCTAAAAAAACAGGGCTCTCCTCCGCCAGAAGATGAATTCGTCGAGGCGCTTCAGGGGATCCTTGGCTCGTCATACAAAAAAATCGATAGCGCCGCCGTCACTGATGCGGTGGCCGATGTCTATCGCAACTACAAGCTCACCGAGAAAGCGATAGAGGCGGTTGTGGGATTCGGAGGCCCAGATGTCCGGGCGGTAAACTTCCTTGCGAACTTAGATCATTTTTACCTGTCGAAGTTCTTGAACAATCCGGACGCCCAGGCCGCGACGATGGAGTTCCTGAAGGTCCGCTTCCTTGAAGGGGGAGAAGGTTTGTTCGGCGCGGGAGACCCGAAAGTCTGGAAGGAATTTTCAAACGCGCTCTCGCAGCACATGACCGACATAGAAGGCTACCAGGCGCGGAGGATCGTCGAGACAGGCGTTCAGAGATCGCGAAACTGGGCGCACATCAACCAGATCCACGAGGCGGGCATCGCAGAGATCGAGATCGTCGAGCCGACGCAGGAGTGTCCGTTCTGCACGGCAATGGACGGGAAGATCATCCAAGTGGATCTGGCCTTTAACAGGATGGAGAAGCAGGCGGCCATGACGCCGGAGGAGTACGAAGAAGACCTGAAGGCCAACCCTCCGGACCTCGGCAGCATCGAGGACTACGTGGATCAGGGGCTATTGCCGCCCTATCACCCGCACTGCCGGGGGCGGATCATAAAGCGCATAGCGGATAGCGCCCCTTAAAGATGGGGCCGTCGAACGGCATAGCGCATAACGAAAATTATGGAGCTAAAGGCTGAAGTAAAGATCGAGGGGGCGCTGCTCAAGGCGATACTTGAAAGTCCGGGAGAGGTCGCGCGCAAATCGCTCTGGTCAGGGATGGTCCATTTAGTCGAGGAGGTCGAGGCCAGGGCAGTAAAGGAGGCACCCGTCAAAACCTCCAATTTGGCCAACTCCATCACGTCCACGGTCTCGGCGGACGGCAAAAAAGGGATCATTGCGGCCACGGCCCACTACGCCGGGTTCGTTCACATGGGGACGGGGCTTTTCGGGCCTTTAAAGCAAAGGATTTTCCCGACAGCAAAGAAGGCGCTCTTCTGGCCGGGGGCGGCCCATCCCGTGAAGTCGATCAAAGGCCAGAAGCCGAACCCGTTCTTTGCCCGGGCGCTCCAGAAGACCAAGGTCCAGAGCGTTTTCGAAGCCGGAGTCTGGGGATACCTGAAAAAGATGGGAGCGTAGGCAGTAAGCAGTAAGCAGAAGGCAGTAGGCAGGAGGCAGGAGGCAGGAGGCAGGATGAAACTAAGGCGAGCGGAGGAGATATGAAACTCAAGGGCATTTTAAAACCGGAAGAAGTAGCTGAAATATTCGGAGTCAAGGTTGAAACAGTCCTTGAATGGCGAGAGAAGGGATTGCCCTGGATCAACCTGGGCAAAATGGTGCTCATTTCAGAGACAGGGCTGTATCGCTGGCTTAAAAGCCTTGAAAAAACCAAAAACGCACAGGATGCGTCAGGACAAGACTTTTTCGGGCAGCCTATGGGTAAGGCCATACCCCAAAAAAAATGAGGAAATGGGGGGGGGATTAAAGGCATTTTGAGGGGGTTTGGGGGGTGTTTGGGGGGTGTTTCGCAGGGAGAGATTCAAGGTCACTGACCGATTTTGACTGATTACTGGTCACTG